GTGTATTTGGTTCTTCACTATCTGGTTTATTTACAAAACTCATTACCAAATCGGTAAACTCTTGTAATGTATTTGGTGATGCAAGAATAGATGATGGTGAGTTATTATCTAATGTACCATCAGCAGTAGCGTATGCTTTAGCAATACCCCCAAACCTAGCAGGCATAGATAATGCTCTAACTTGATAATCCTTTGCGGTTACTGCTCTATTTTGTGAACCAAAATTTGCCAAAGCATTTTGTCTAATTTCTTCAATAGTTTCACCGCCTCTACCACCAGTAGCTGGGATTTCATTATCTACTGCCAAAGAGTTTTTGACTGTATTATATAATATTCTTTCTTGTACAGTAAATTTAGTTAAATCTTCTTCGTACTCAACTCCATTTAATCTAGTCAATGTACCCTTAGCTACATTTGATACAATACCACCACCTACAAAATACTTTACAGTTAATGTTGTATTAGCTGGTGATACTCCGTATGTTTTGGTTTTTAAAAAGTTAGTAGGGTCAAATGATTCTTCTAATCTACTAATTGAATTTGGTAAACCCAATCCAACATTTTTCATATTTGGTATGAGTAATTCATCGTTTGCCGATGGGTCACCTACACCGAATTGTATAGTTGTTGTACTATCAGGATTTACTAAAGTTGTGAATCTTTTTGATGTCTTTATAGTTTTTAAAACATAAGGTACAGTAGATTTAAATTGATAAAGGTCTTGGTCATTTATTTCCGTATTTGGTTGCTCTATGAATATAGTTTCTTGTGCCAAATAAGGAACTTCATACCATTTATTACCATTATCATCCCTAACATCATATATTTGAATTATATTTGTATCAGATAAATTAATTTTTCTGAATGATTCATATGAACCAAAATCAAAAGTTTGAGTTACTTCTTCCGCAGAAATTGCAGATACTTGTTTTTTAACTAAATAAAATGTTGGTTCTCCAGTATTTGAATCTCTTTGATATACCGTTATTTCTCTATTTGAATCTTCTGAAAAATCTACAACATCCGTTGTTCTAAATAAAACTTTTGGACTTGTAGTGGATTCAACTCTCATACCTTCTTTCACTCTCAAATAATACATAGAGTCAGGTTGATTACTAGCACCACTACCAATAGAAGGTACTAATTGATATAAAGAAAGAGTTGTTATTGCAGGTGATGTTACTTTTGGTTTATATCCCATAAATTGAGATAACGCCAAAACACTTTGAGTATCTTCAGCGTATGCTAAAAAAGATTCTTTAAGTGTATCATCTACATAATAAGATAGTGAATCACCAACATATGATGCTAATTCAATAAACATCATACCAGGTGAAGTTTCATTAAAATCCGAATAAGTTTTTGGAAAATAAGCTTTTGTAAATTCTATTAAATTTGCACGAAAGCTAGCAAAGTCCTTATTAAGATACTTTATATCCTTACCTCTATTTGTAAAATTGTTATTTGATGTGGTTAATGCCATTTTTGTTATATTGTAAAGCTTACGCTATTTAAATCAACCTCATTTCCAACAGTAAATGATAAAGATATACCAACTCTGTTCGAATCCTTTAGTTCATTTGATTGTTGTACGTTTATTTCTTCTATATTAATATATGGTAACCAAGTTTGAATAGCGTCTGTAATAGTTTGCTCTATTTTTTCTGCTAACGTATCATCATTAAAATCAAAAAGAAGTTCTTGCAAACCACTTCCTAAATTTGGTTGCATTACTCTTTCTCTTTTCTTAGTTAATAACAAATTTTTTATATTTGTTTTAACCTGGTCAATAGTTTTAAAAGATTGATTAAAGGCAGTATTTCCAATCTGGAGAGGTAACGTTATACCAATCGCATAATCTTCGAATTCTTTTAAATCTTTAACCTTTCTTTGTCCTAATACTATTGCCATTACTTCTTAAATCTTTTTACCAATTCGCTATAATCTCTATTGAATGCTTTATCTAATTCAGCCACACCGGTTTGTACACCCAATCCAGTTCTTTTACCACCCATATCACTATATCCCATTTTAGCTGCCATTTGAGCTCTTAAATCCGGTGCGATACCAGTTGACATAGGTACATTAGAAGAATCGAAAACCATAGTAGATTCAGATACTTCGTATGGAGAACCAGCATATTGCATTCTGGTTTCGTTTAGAATATCGTTAATCATACCATTTTTGGTGTAAACTTTCTTTTCTACGTTTTCAATTATAGTATCTTCATTACCTAATATAGCCTTAGCCATAGATAAGCTACTCTCAGCTTTTTTGGGTTGAGATACTTTATTTTCAGCCAAAATTCTCTTAACTTCCATTTTAACACTTTCTTTTATTAATTTTGGAAGTGTTTCTTTAAGTTCTTCTTTTATGAGAATTTGAATTGCTTTTAACAATTTATCTGTATTCATAATAGTTTATCTTTGTTATGTTTATAAATATTTGGATAAAGTATTTTTGCGTTTTAACTCCACAGCGTAGGGTCTTTCTGCAACTCTGTCCAATATAATTTGAATTTTTTCATTCTATCAGCCAATCCATTATACCCACCATTAATCCTTTTACTTATAACTTTTATGGTAGTTTCGCTTGAATCAACTGCTTTTGCATCTAATTTATTTGATTTCCAAAACATACAGGCCGTATCTGCAAAGTACCTAGTTGCAACTATTGTTGGGTTATTTTCAAAATCCGCACCAGCAACAGGTCCATACTTTTTATAATTAGCCCTACCTGTTAATTGTACATATCCTCTACCTTTGTAACGTTTACCATCTCCAGTTTGGGTATTTCCCAAATCTTTTCTACCCTCATAAGCCGCTCCAGAAGCAATTTCTTCTTTGTATATCCATACACCAGACTCATGTGCACATTGAGCTAATAGGTGTGCTCTTTGAATCGCAGTTCTACCAACACCATATTTTCTCATAGCAACAACCATCTCAGGAGGAACTTTTACGTTTGTTTTATAATTAGGAACCTGTTTAATATCATCATCGATTGGTTCTGCTTCAGTTGGCGTTGGTTGATTTTCAGCATCTTCAACTAACGCAGCTTCTGCTGATTCTATTTGACTGGGTGTGAATTCTTCATCACTTTCAAAAGCCATAGCCGTTGCTTCGTTTATATTAGAACCATTTAAACTTGCTTGTTCCGATACAGCTAATTGAGAATCTGTCATCTCTATTGATGTAGTATCTGCAATTGGAGTTTCTACTAAATTTGGGTCAAAATTTGCAGTAGGGAATGGTGGGGTTGGTACAGATGGAGTGACAGTGTACCCAGTCCAAGTTATAGCACCAGGTCCAGGCACAGGCGTTGGAGCTGCAGGATATAATGATACTGTGGTTATTACACCACTAACAGTTGTAAGATGTTGTGTAGCGTAATTTATAAAATCATCTATTATTGCCGATGTATTATTTGATGGTGGTAATACTGACATTTTTTATTTCTTTTTAGGTAATACAAATCCAAGTGCTTTTGAAGCGTTTGGGGTTTTTCTAAATACACCAACTCCATTTCTATTAAATCCACCACCGCTTGTGTTTCCTTCTATTGTTGTTATTTTGCTCCCAACAACAGTTTCTACAATTCCTATATGATGAGCATCTGAAGAGCTACCATATAAGATAGCCGCACCAACTGCTGGTGTTTTACTAAATAATTTATTTCTTTTAGCCCAATTCATCCAAACATCACAAGAAGCTGCACCACTTGGTGGATAAGCTGCGCCTGCTGCTTTATACCAAGTTGTAACAGCCGCAGCACACCAATATGCAGGTCCGTTTATTCCGGTATTTCTCAGCATCGTTAAAACCCTTTCACCTGAATTTTCTGGTGTTTTAGGTGGAAGTGGATTTTCTAAAGTTCCCAAATCTTTTAAAGCCATAGCAACAATCTTCTTACCAATATTATCATCGGATACAGGCTCTGCTTCATTATCATTTTTTACTTCTTCTATTTGTTGTTGTTGTTCTTCGCTTAAATTTGCTTCTTCTACAAACATAGATGTATTTTCTTCGGAATCTATTCTATCTTGCTGATATTGTATTTGTTCTTCAGCGGTAACTGCTGCTTCTTCTTGACCAGAAGCTGCAAACTCTTCCAAATCAGTTTCAGCGGTTGCCAAATCTTCATTAGCACCAGCTAATTCCTCTTCTGACATTGTTGGGTCTTGTGTAGTTTCCACTTCAGTTCCATTTAAATTTGGTGTTATACCAACGGATGGTCTTGATGTTGGTGGAGTCCAAGTACCAGGGTTTATAACAACATTTGAA